AGTAGCTTTAGTCGCCTGCTGCGTAATATCGCCCTGAACAACAGGGAGAACCGCAATGTCAGCGACACTAGTAGCGACGGGAAGATCGGCGATTTTAACGGTAGACATTAATAGTTCCCCGCATAAATGTTATAACGTTGACGTGTTCCGACGATGCTATACGGCAACGCCATAATGTCGTCGGGGTTGTTGATCCGTTTGAGATTACGCTTGCTATACATAGCAATTCGCTGAACTTGTGCTGACGGCTCAACACCAAATTCAGGGGCCATTTCGCAAGCTAGGTTGTACCGGAACGCCCGTAGATAGCCAGGCGGAAAAGATAGCGGTGTAGCCAAAGTGGCCGCCGTATCAAGCGGCGTAACTGAGATCAAATGAAATTCCAGCAATCTAAGTGGAACTGGATACACCGTCATGGTGATATTAGGAAAAGACATATTTACCCACATAACCTGCGGGTATGTGCTAGTGACAGTCTTAACTGCAATTCCGTCGTATTGCTGTTGATTAATCAGCTTGATGCCATAAGACACATTGGTCTGCGGGTCACGGAAATATGTGGCGTCATCGACCAAGATCGGACGACCGCCCTTAATTGTAGCTAAGATTTCCAGCGAACTTTGCGTTGTAAGCGGCACTGATTCTTGCGTTGATAAAAGCGCATTATTTAAAATAATATCGCCGGTAGGGCCAATATCCAGCTCACGCACGCCAGATGGCCACGTAAATATCTGATCTTGTGTGGCAAATACGGATAGACGCTCAGTATTCCACGAGTCGATCATCTGATTCAGGGCTGTCAACGCGTCCTGCGATGTCTCGGCTGAAGGCGTTTCGCCCTCCGCTAAAACCCCCAAGAGCCTCAACGCCCCGTTGATCTGATCGCCCGCTGTCGTCGTCATTATCCACCTTTGGCCTACGCCCGCGTCTGCGAACAGTATCAGGTTCAGCGTCCGCCGTCACCTTATTAGGGTCAAAACGCTCCCATCCATTTTCAATGTCGGCGTCTGCTTCCAGATCCATAGTGGCGACTTTCATCCCGTGGATGGGATGGCGCAAATAAATAACAGCCATTTTTCACCTATGGTAAGGGCCAGGCGGGCCGTAGCCCGCCCGTAGGATTAGATTAAGACGCAACCAGCGGAACTGAATACCACGTCGTCGAGTCATATGCGATATACATACAAGCCGTAAGATTAGTCATCGTAAAGTTTGAATCGACGGTGATGGCGTTAATAGCGTCGCCCGAAGCCGGCCAAACTTTTAAAACCGCCGCAGCGTTGTTCTTAAGAATGACCGTGCGCCCAGCAACAGCCGCCGGCAGAACAACGCCTTTAGTGCCGTCTGCGGCCGATACAAGCGTAAAGCCGTCCGAAACCGCCGCCGCGTTGGCCTGCGTCGAACCGGCCGCCGCGACGGTAGCCGATTTAAGATACAGACCGCCGGTCGTGGTAATGTCACTAGCGCTGACCGAAGTTGCGCTAGAGATAGTGCCTCCACTGATCGCCGCACCCGTGATGGTTGTGCCACTCACGAGTTCGGGATCAGAGAAGGCAACACCGACAGGTTTAGTGTTAGGCATTGCCTTCTCCTATTATTAAGCGATGCGATAAATCGAATACGCCGCCGTGCCCGTCTTGCGAAAACGGAAGGTAGCCGAGGACGGCGTGGTCGCGCCGTCAATGACGACCGCGCTGCCGACAATGCTGTTGCCCGTGCCAGCACCGAATGTCACGTCGTTCTGCGACGCATCGCCGACATTGATGACAACAACGTCAAAAGCCGTGTTGACCGCAACGCTGGGAAAAGCCGCATCAATGAGCGCGCCCGTCGGGAACGTGTAGGTGCCGGCGTCCGTGCCGCCAGAGTCGACCGTGATGATGCCGGCAGCGAGATTGGCCGCCGTAACCGTAACAGTAGCGCCGGTCAGAGCCGCCGGAGCGCCCTGCGCAAGCATTAATGGCTCGGTGCGATTGCCAGCCGAATACTGATAGCCGCCAGTTCCCTGGGAAATCGGCGGCGTCGGGCCAAACGATTCAAGCGGATAGGAAGCGCCCTGAGTAGTGATAGCCATGATCTGAAACTCCTTAATTTGAGAAAGAAGGGGCCGAAGCCCCCTCTATTAGCCCCAAAGACGAACCGCCATCTGCGGACGAATGACGCTGTAGCCATACAGAACGTCAATACGGCAGGGCAGTCGGTCGTTGTTGATGTCATACTGACGAACAACGCGGAGCGAAATACCGTTGTGAACCTGACGCGACGCCATGTCGACGCCCTGCGGCAGCAGAAGGTCGGCGGTGGCGAACGCAATCGCGTCCTTGTGGTAGATCAGGTTCTGCGGATACTGCGTCGAGGCAGCGCCGAGGAACGTAACGCCCGCAGAAGCGACCGGCAGAGCGTCAACCGTGGCGAGAGCCTGCGAAGCCGAATACATCGCCGGGACAGTGACCGTGGCGGTCGTCGACGCCGTAACGTCGGCCAGAGCCACGAACTGATACAGCGAGCCGGTCGACTCACGGGTCTGCGGGTTGACGGCGTAGACGTTCGCGATGGTGAACACGTCGCCGGCCTTGATCGTCGTGGAGCCAAGGCCCGTCAGAACAACAGTCGTCGAACCTTCGCTCGTAACCGAAGTGCTAACCGTGACAGTGCCGGCGCGGGAGCCAGTCGTGAACTGTTTCACCGACTGCGACATATTCAGCTCGTCGTAGCCGAGAATGCCTTCGCCAAACAGGCCGTTCTTAAACTGCTTCGAAATAGCCGAAACAGGGTTGAACAGACCTTTCATGCCTTCGATCAGCGCGGCGTTAGCAGCCGGGTTGACCGTCGCATAGCGCGGCGACATAACAGCGGCGTTCTCGTTCAGTTTCTGCTGCGCCTGCAACAGAACCAGCGAGGTAGCCGGCGTCGTGCCGGGCGTGCCGACCGAATTGCCGATATATTTGAACGAGTTAGCAACGTCAGCGTCGATGCTGGCGGCGAGCTGCGAAATACGCGGCTTCAGCACGCGTTCCGCGAAGTCGTCCAACTGCATCGTCAGCTCGGCGGTCGTGAAGTTCACGCCGATATGCTTCTGCGACGAAACGGTCAGGGTCGTGTACTGCTCGTTGTCGTCCTGAACCTGAAGCGCAGCGCCGTCCGTAACCAGAGCGCGGTCGGGCAGGCGGATACGCAGAGTCGACCCGATCTTAGCGCCTTCAACAGCGAAAGAGTCGTCATACTGACGGTTAACGGTGCGGGTGAGCACGAGGTTGTTCTCCAGAATTTCCAGAGCCTTCCGCGTGATCATATCAATAGTAAGAAGTGAATTAGACATACCTTATCTCCGATTCTGCGCTTCCCACTTCTTAATCTGTCTTTGCCGTTCCGCTTCGATCCAATCCGACGTTGACATTGACTTTAGCGATCTAGGATCAGTCGTGTCGTAACGAGGACCTGAATTTGACCGGGTGGCTGTGACAGGAGCAAGAGGTGCGGGCGCGGTTGAGGTTTTCTTAACCGGCGGATTCGTGGCCAAATTGACCTCGATTTTTCCGATCTCTTTTGCCTGCAAGACTGGCGACAAGCGGGAAATTCGACTGGCTTCTTTTGGGTTGGACCCAAGCCAATAAATGACTTCGGGGCCAATATCAGAAGCCTGAATAGCCTGAGCCATAACGTCCGTGACGGGAAGATTTGGGTTATACGCGACCTGTTCAAAGTCTTCGTATCGGTCCCTAGCCTCTTCTTCACGGTCCTTATATGACTCTAAAAGAGCCGCTTGCTGAGTTGCGGCCTCGCGCTGGGCTAGAAGCTCTTGAGCGCGCTGATTGGCCAATGCTTCCGCATAAGCCTGGGCGTTCTCAAAATCATCCGGCGCAGGTGGAGGTGCAACGGGCTGTTGACGGGCCTGTTGCTCCGCAAGCCGTTGGGCCTGCTCTCTTTCCCATTTGCGCTGTTCTCTTGCAAGGCGCTTGCTTACAATCGCGTCCAACTCTTCCTGAGAGAACGATTTTGTAGGCTGCTGTTCCTCCGGCGTCGCTTCCACAGATTCCGGTGCTGCCGTAGCTTCCGGTTCCGGCGCGGGGCTGATCTCCGCTACAGCCTGTTCTTCGTCAGACATTACGTCTCCTAATCCTAGCTATCCGGCTAGTCGGTCATCCATATTTACATACAAAAGACTATTACGTCAAACGTAATAGCTAATGTTGACTTTTGCGCTGGCGGTCGTCTCAATGAACTTAATGCGGCTAAGATCGCCGTCATATTGAAGCGGGATACCCGCTACGAGCAGCATTCCGACCGAAGCAGTCGGATCTGTGCCGTCATCGCGCCACCGCACATTCTGCGTTTCGGCCACGATAAGCGCAAAATTGGCTTTTGTGTTCGAGCCATTGGGAGTCTGGGTAGGCACAGTTAAGCCCGTCGCCGAAGAAAGCGTAGCGAGCTGCTGATACCCCATACAGGTCGTAATACCTTTTACATTCATCGTCATTTTAGAATCTCCCGCGCTGAGCCATCGAGCGCAATTTTACTTCAGTATCTTGCGCGTAGGTTACTGGAATCGTTGAGAAAATCCAACCCAAATTATTGCCGGCGTCTAC